TTGATGAAACTGCGGATCAACAAAAAATAAACAAAATCTATTGTAAAGCAAAGAGATTGTCCGAAGAAACCAATGTTCCTTACGAAGTAGACCACATAATTCCAATTTCAAAAGGAGGAAAGCATCATGAAAATAATTTACAAATATTGGCCGCAATTGAAAACCGTAAAAAGCATAATAAAATCTTATGAGTGATAGTATGTGGAAAGATGTTCGTAAAATGTCCCGTGAGGAAATTGCAGAAGAACTTGATGCACTTAAGAGGGTGAGAGAACTTTCTAATAAAGTTGGTGTGGATAAACTTCTTATGAAGGAATTGGATTTAGAACCTTTGCGAAAAGTCAATTTGACTATTACTGCAAATGGAGCACTATATCATAGAGTAAAAGGTATGATGCCTCAGCTGATGGAAGATATGTATGAGGATAGGAAGATTTATAAGAAGAAGATGTTGAAGTCTAAGCAAGACTTGGTAGATATTGAAGCTGAAATAAAAAGGAGGATGGGAAAATAAGTGGGTTTTTTAATAGATGGTAATAAGCAGGATGCTGATGATAGGGCAACGATAGAAGAGTCACAAGAACGTCCTTATCAGCACCTGTCAAACCGGGAGCTGAAATCTTTACATGAGCAAACTATTAAGGATATCACCAAGTATAATAACTTCCAGATGGCTAGAAAGATTGCTCTTAACTCTGCCTATGGGTCAATTGGTAATCAATATTTTAGATATTATAAGTTAGAAAATGCAGAGGCAATCACTCTTTCAGGTCAGGTATCTATTAGATGGATTGAGGCAAGGATGAATGGATATCTAAATAAATTGTTGAAAACAGAAGACATAGACTATGTGGTGGCATCAGATACTGATTCAATATACATCAATTTTGGACCTCTTGTTGATAAATTTTTTAGTCATAAGACTGATGATAAGATTAAGATTGTTACCATACTCGACCAGATTTGTAAGGATAAACTGGAACCCTTTATTGAAAAATCCTATGAGGAACTGGCGGATTATGTAAACGCTTATACTCAAAAGATGGAGATGAAGCGTGAGAATATTGCTGATAGGGGTATCTGGACAGCAAAGAAACGTTATATCTTAAATGTATGGGATAGTGAAGGGGTTAGGTATGAAGAACCCAAACTTAAGATTATGGGTATTGAGGCAGTAAAGTCATCTACTCCTGCTCCTTGTAGGACTATGATTAAAGAAGCTCTGAAGATTATGATGAATGGTACAGAAGATGAAGTTATTGATTATATTGAAAAGTGTAGGGTTAAGTTTAATAACTTACCTCCTGAGGATCTTGCTTTTCCTAGGAGTGTGTCTGATGTGGATAAGTATAGGGCTCACTCTAGCATATATTCTAAAGGGACTCCTATACATGTAAGAGGTTCTCTTCTTTATAATCATTATATTAAAGAGAAGAAACTGGACAATAAATATACTTTGATTGGAAATGGTGAGAAGATTAAGTTCTGTTATTTGAAGAAAGCAAATCCTATCAGAGAGAATGTTATATCTTTTATTTCTGATTTTCCCTTGGAGTTGGGACTTGACAGATATATTGATTATGACTTACAATTTAACAAAGCTTTCTTAGATCCTATGAGGGTTATCTTGGATTCTATTGGTTGGAACGTTGAGAAGACTGTAAACCTGGAGTTATTTTTTGGATGAAAGATCAAAATAGTGTAAATTATTCTAGTGATTCTGAAAGGGATAAATGGAATAGGGGTCTGGATCTTTTTATAGAATCAGTCCACAAACCAGATAATGATTTGAGGATCTGTGCTCACAATCAAAAATGTTATAATGAATTGATGGAAGTGAGAACTTGTGTCATCAATTATGCTAACAGCTTAAGGTGGTATTGATGGATTATTTGCGGGATATAATTAAAGAAATTGGAGAAGAATTTACAACGTTGGCGTCTGAGATTACTGAAGTCGAACAATACGTGGATACAGGAAGTTATATCTTTAATGGGTTGTGTTCAGGCAGTATATTTGGGGGCGTGTCTTCTAATCGCATTACTGCCATTGCTGGAGAAAGTAGCACTGGAAAGACTTTTTTCTCTCTCGCCGTTGTCAAGAACTTCTTGGATACTAATCCCTCCGCTTATGTGCTCTATTTTGATACTGAGGCTAGCATTACTAGGTCACTTTTAGAGAGTAGAGAGATCGATTTAAGTAGGGTAGTTGTAGTCAATGTGGTGACCATTGAGGAGTTTAGACAGAAGGCACTCAAAGCCGTAGATATATACTTAAAGAAATCTGAAGATGAACGCAAACCTTGTATGTTTGTGTTAGATTCTTTAGGAATGCTGTCCACGGAAAAGGAAATAACTGATGCCTTGAATGAGAAGCAAGTACGTGATATGACTAAATCACAACTTGTTAAAGGAGCTTTCAGGATGTTGACATTGAAATTGGGACAGGCTAATATACCACTTATAGTAACTAATCATACTTATGACGTCATTGGTTCTTATGTCCCTACGAAGGAAATGGGAGGAGGTTCTGGCCTCAAGTACGCAGCAAGTACAATCATATATCTTGGAAAGAAAAAGGAAAAGGATGGAACAGAAGTCGTCGGAAATATTATTAAGGCAAAGACTCATAAATCGAGGTTGAGTAAGGAGAATAAGCAGGTTGAGATACGTTTGTATTATGATGCTCGTGGTCTTGATAGATATTATGGTCTTCTTGAACTCGGTGAGATTGGCGGACTTTGGAAAAATGTAGCAGGTCGATATGAGATGGATGGGAAGAAAGTATATGCCAAACAGATATTGAAGGATCCAGAAACATACTTCACTCCTGAAGTATTACAAGCTCTAGATGAAATAGCACAGAAAGAATTTGCATATGGATCAGATTGAATTCCTGGTTTTAAAAAACCTTTTATATAATGAAAAGTATCTTAGAAAGACGATCCCATTTTTAAAGAAAGAATATTTTCAAGACAACAATCAACAGATTGTCTTTGAAGAGATATTTTCTTTCGTGTCTGAATATAATGAGGTTCCAACTAAGGAGGTTCTAAGTATTGAGGTAGAGAAAAGGAATGATATTAATGAGGATTCTTTTAAGCAAGTTTCTCATTTGATAGAGTGTCTGGATAATTCACCTGCAGAATATGATTGGTTAATAGACACTACTGAGAAGTGGTGTAGAGATAGGGCTATATACTTGGCTTTATTAGATTCTATTTCCATTGCTGATGGTAAGGAAGAGAAGACACCAGATGCCATTCCTTCTATACTATCTGATGCTCTGGCTGTATCCTTTGATAATCACATAGGGCATGACTATCTCCAGGACTATGAGGAAAGATATGAATCTTACCATAGACGTGAGGACAAGATTCCTTTCGACTTGGAATACTTCGACAAGATTACAAAGGGTGGACTTCCTAATAAAACTCTCAATATTGCTTTGGCAGGCACTGGTGTGGGGAAGTCTTTATTCATGTGCCATCATGCTAGTTCTGTCTTACTCCAAGGTAAGAACGTTCTCTACATCACATTGGAGATGGCTGAAGAGAAGATTGCTGAACGAATCGACGCCAATCTCTTGAATGTAAATATCCAGGATATTACAGATCTTCCCAAGCAGATGTTTGAGAATAAGGTTACTAACCTTGCTCAAAAGACACAGGGAACTTTAATCATTAAGGAGTATCCTACAGCATCTGCACATAGTGGACATTTTAAATCTCTTCTTAATGAGTTGGCATTGAAGAAATCTTTTAAACCAGATATTATCTTCATTGATTATTTGAATATATGTTCATCTTCTAGATACAGAGCCAATGCTAATGTAAACTCTTACTCTTATATTAAATCTATTGCAGAAGAGCTTAGAGGGTTAGCTGTAGAAGCAAAGGTTCCCATTGTTAGTGCTACTCAAACTACGCGTAGTGGTTTTGCTAATTCTGATGTTGATCTCACAGATACATCTGAATCCTTTGGTCTTCCTGCTACTGCTGACCTTATGTTTGCTCTTATTAGTGGAGAAGAACTTGAAGGACTTGGTCAAATAATGGTAAAGCAGTTGAAGAATAGATACAATGATCCTACTATTAATAAGAGATTTGTTGTTGGTGTGGATAGGGCAAAGATGAGATTGTATGATTGTGAGCAAAGTGCTCAGGAGGACATCCTTGACAATGGAAAGGAAGAAGAGTATAGTAATGAGGAGAGAACTCCTAAGAAATCATTTAGCGACTTTAAATTCTAATGGCAAAGAAATCGTTTAAAAAAGAAAAGAAAGGCAATGAAGAGGAGTGGAGTTGGGAAGAAACTTCTGAAGTGAGAGAAGCTTTGGATAGGCTACATCGTGATATTCGTGATAGAGTTAAGGAGGCAAATGATGAGCAGTCAAGTTGATACAGAAAAATACGTTGAGTTTGTTGATGCTGTTACTAGTGATGAATCGAAAAGATATGATGCCTTTGATAAGAGGGTATATGAATTGGAGTCCCAGATTCCTGTTGAACGTCTTTTAACTGCTGCTCTTGGTATTTGTGCTGAAGGTGGAGAGTTTACTGAAGTAGTTAAGAAGATTATATTTCAAGGTAAGCCAGTTAATGAAGATAATATCTTTCACATGAAGCGTGAGTTGGGAGATATTATGTGGTATGTTGCTCAGGCATGTATGGCATTAGATACAGATTTCAATGAGATTGTTGAAATGAATGTAGAAAAATTAAAGGCTAGATATCCCGGTGGTGAATTCAATATCCACCAATCTGAAAATCGTGTAGAGGGAGACCTATGAGTTGTAACAATGATATCTCTGTGAATCTTAATATTCACACAGCAGCTGCAGTCAGACAAGTTTTGTATAGAGAGCAAGAAGGTTATACCTTTGATCCAAAGTGTGTTCCACCCAGAGTTACTGATCTTCGTGAATTTATTCTTCAATTGGATGAAGAGATTGGAAAGAATCTTCCTGATGGACATTCTGAGGAAGAGTAATGAAACTTGGGATGTTCCGGATGATCATTTTACCGATGATGTATTATGTCATTGGAAGTGCCTAAAAGAATGTCTTACAGAAGAGGAACGTTTCTTTGTAAGGTGTAGGGGTGTATTTGATGTGGATGTTGATGATGATAATAACTTCCCTATCCCTAGTGGAGAATATGGAGGATTTAGTTTCCAAGGATGGAACCCTATCTGTGTTCCTACCATATATTACATCAACTGGAAAGTAGAACAAGCAAAAATATGGCGTGAGACTTGTAAGATGCCT